CAACGTCTATTAGGAATCTTAATCCTAAAGAGACAGTAATCATTAACATTGCTAACAAACCTTTACCTTTTAAAGGTTGGAAAAAAAAGTACATTCCTTTGGATAAATCAAACCCAAATGGAAATTTGATCAGTGTATCAAGCGGTCCGGGAGTTTATAAAGCAATGTTACATGTAAATGAAAAAATGCCGCACATCAAAAACTTAGTAGTTGATGATTGGCAGTATATGTCAAGTTTTGAGTACTTTGATAAAGCTAATGAAAAAGGCTATGATAAATTTACTCAGATTGCAGCTAATCTTGCACAAGTTGCCAAACTTCCAAAAGATCTGAGAGATGATTTATATGTCTTTTTCTTAACACATTCAGAAGAATCAACAGATGTTAACGGCCATCGTAAGGTAAAAGCAAAAACAGTTGGTAAAATGATTGACAATGCACTTACATTAGAAGGTTTATTCTCTATTGTATTATTTGGCAAAGTCCGTAAAGAAGATGATGGTACTCTACACTATGGTTTTGAAACAAAAAACAATGGTGAGAATACTTGTAAATCACCAATAGATATGTTTGATAAGGAATTTATTTCAAATGACCTTCAACATGTAAAAGAATGTATTGAAAAATACGAAAATGACTAATTTAAAATTTAAAAATCAAAAAAATGTTTAGCACAAAAAACGTATCAACAAACAGAGTGAGTCCTTTACTTGGACCTGGTAATCACAAAGTAAAAATCAACAGCATCAGCTTTGACCCTACACCTTATGATGCAGAAGCATTTAACATTACGTTAAATGTTGAAACAGAACCAGTTAGCGGAGAATTTCAAGGCTTTTTGGTTGATCCAAACAATCCTAACGGACTTCGTTATGAAGGTCAGGTAGGTAGAGTTAGAATGTCTCCTTATCCTTATAAGGATGTTACTCTTGATAACGGTAGAAAAATAAGCCGTGATCAAGAAATTGTTAAAGCTATTGCTTTCTTGGCAGATGTCACAGGTAAAAGAGATGAAGTAGACATGATTGAAGCTAATACAATTGAGCAATTTACAAATGCTTGTAAACAAATCTTTACCAACATTGACTACGTTAATGCTTGTATTGGTGGTCGTGAGTGGGAAAATAACGATGGTTATATAAATGTAGATTTACATTTGCCACGTTTATCTAAAGCTGGTTTACCTTTAGAACCAGTTGGATCAACAGCGGGAAGACTTCTTACATTTAACTATGACGAGCATGTACGTAAACTTGTTAAGAAACAACCTACAACAGTAAATGATTTTGAACCTTCAAATGAAAGTGCAGGTTCTGATTTTGATCTTTAGTAGAATTTTATTGTTAAATTTAGGGGGGCTATAAGTCCCCCATTTTTATTTATGTTTAGTACAAAAAATATAATAGTTGAAATTAACAAAGTTCCCAGTTATTGGGTTTTCCAGTATTATTTAGATCTAAATGAAACGTTAACAGGTCAGAGTGTAAAGATTAAATCCATATTTAATAGATCTGAAAAAACACCAAGTATGTGCATTTATGTAAATAAAGATCAAATGCAATACGTTTTTAAAGATTTTTCAACTGGTAATTATGGTGACAAAGTTACTTTGATTATGAAACTTTTTAATTTAGACTATGCTTCAGCATGTGATAAACTAATATATGATTATAACACGTTTATAAAAAGTAATAAAAATGAACTTATAAAGCTTAACCCACAGAATAAATGGGAACTGGATTTTATACATCCAAGAAAATGGAATAGTTTAGATTCTTCTTATTGGCTGAGTTATAGAATAGGAAAAAAAATGCTTGAAGAATATAATGTCAAGCCTGTTGATTACTATAATATGATTAAAGATGAAAATGGAACTATCAGTAAACTGAAAATACAAGGTGAGTATATATACGCTTACTATGATTCTGATAATGATCCTTATAAAATCTATCAACCTTTTAAAAAGAAACATAAATTCCATAAGCTCAAGTCCCATATTCAAGGTATTGATCAACTTAAATATAACCAACCTTATTTAGTCATTTGCTCTTCTTTAAAAGATGCAATGTGTTTAAAAGGATTTGGTTATAATATAGAAGTTATAGCACCAGATAGTGAGAATACAATTATAAAACCTTATATCATTAAAAATTTACAAACAAAGTATAAGAAAGTAATAACTGTATTTGATAATGATGATGCAGGTCATAATGCAATAGAACGATATAAAAAAGAATATAACATTGATGGATTTTCATTAAGTATATCTAAAGACATATCAGATGCTACCAAAGATTATGGATTTAAGGAAACTCATAAGCATTTAAAACCACTTTTTAAAAAAGTATTATATATATGAAGTTTTTTATACCGGGAAATGTTCCTAGCTCTAAAAATGGTCGTAGATGGACAGGTAAATATTTTATCGCTAGTAAAACAGTAGTTAACTATAGAAAAAATGCTAAAGCTTATTATTTAAAATATGCGGCAGCTTTTAAAGCTGAATTAGCTAAACATAAGCTTCCTGTAAAAATCGTACTAACTTTTATTAGAGGAACCAAACATAAGTTTGATTATATTAATCCTGCTCAAACCGTACAAGATGATATGGTTACGCATGGATGGATTAATGATGATAATGTTGATAACATTAAACCAGTATTTAATGATTATCAATATGACAAAGATAATCCAGGTGTGATAATTGAAATTAAAGCAAATGGCAAAATTAAATCAAGAAATACTACCCCTGTTAATAGGTCTAAAAGACAAAGGGATAACAAAAATTGAAATTGCTTTCTCAGGTTCTGGTGATTCAGGTGATGTTGATGATCTACAATTTTATGCAGGCGCAGAGTATATAAGTCACTATCAACATGAAGATAAACCACAAGTAAAAGATTATATATCTGTTGAACAATACAATAAGTTGAGAGATGCATCTTATGAATTAATTGATGAGTGTATTGAAGGAGCTGATTGGTATAATAATGATGGCGGTTATGGCAGAATAGATATTAATCTTGAGTCAATGACAGCTGATGTAGAGTATAGTCAAAGAACCACGCATGACTATAGCTGGGAAGATGTATCAATATTTGATATATAATGGCCCATCCAAACTTGCATGCTAGAAGTTCTGCAAGAAAGTTTGGCGGTAAACCTGAAGATTATTTACATATTCATGAATGGTTTGATGAAACTAAAGCATGGCTTGGTCATTCAAATCATAGGTTATTCCGTCATCATTCTGAAGGAATCTTTGAAGCAGAAAAGATTTTTGGAAAAAGTTTTATTAATTCAGATGGTAAAACAGTATACACAAGATACATAGGTGAACAACACGTAAAGGAAGATTGTAATAATTACATTCCTTCTGCTAAAGAATGGATAGTTCACTTAAACAGTAAAACTCGTCCGGATTGGATGAAAAAAACCTTAAATATAAATGACTAAAACAAAAATTTCCGTCAAAGAATTAGTGGAATTAGAGCGTATGCTTAATGGCAGTAGTGAAGATTACGAAGTTGCAATATCTAATATTAAAAATTTAGATATTGCAACTATATATATAACACTACTTTATAAAAACATAAACTCAAGTAAAAAGCATAAGTTTTTAGAAGAGTTTGATATGAATACAGTTCGTTTTATAAAATATTCATTTAATAGTATTTATAATACAATTGCAAATGATGAAAGTCTCATAGAAGATAACATTCTTAAAGATTACTTTAAGCATTCTATTGAACGATTAATGACTGATTCATTTACACATTTATCGGTTCCTATATTAGAACAATCAATAAAAATAAAATGGCCAATATCCAAAACACAATAGACAAAATATCAAAAGCTTCTAAGTTACTGATATTTTCAGAACCTTTTTATGGTTTATTTTCAATAGGTCTTAACAAAAAATATAGAAAAGATATACCGACAGCTGGTGTTAGTAAAAACGGTATTGGTATAGAGCTTTCTATAAATCCTGATTTTGTTAGTGATTTATCTCAAAATCATACGATAGGTCTTTTGAAGCATGAGCTTCTTCATATAGCCTTTGGTCACTTGACTGTTAAAGACATGTATCCAGACCACAAATTATTCAATATTGCAGCTGATCTTGAGATCAATCAATATATAGATAAAGAATATCTACCTGAAGGAGGTCTGACACTAGATAAGTTTCCGGAATTGAATCTTCCTATAAAAGCAGGTACAAAAGTATATTATGATCTTTTACAACAAGCCCGTGAGGATGGTACATCTGAAACTTTAAATAACATTCTTTCTCAAATGGATGGTGAAAGTATTTATGATCACAAGACATGGCAAGAGTTTGATAATTTATCTGAAGCTGAAAAGAAGTTGATTGAAAAACAAATTGATCATCAACTTAAAGAAGCAGCTGACCAAACTGAGAAAAGACAAGGGCATTTACCTGGAGAACTGGCACATATTTTTAAAAGACTATTTACAATTGAACCACCAAAGTTTGATTGGAGAGGTTATCTTAGAAGATTTGTTGGTAATTCATCTATTATCTATACAAAGAAGTTAAAGAGAAAGTATAACAAAAGATATACGGAAAACCCTGGCTTAAAGATTAAACATAAGAATCATATTCTTGTAGGTATTGATACTTCAGGTTCTGTAAGTAATGAAGAACTGATAGAGTTTATGAGTGAGTTAAATCATATGCATAAAACTGGTCATAAGATTACAGTTGCACAATGTGATACTCAAATAAATTCTATAGAGGATTTTAATCCAAAAAAAGATTGGAAAGTCCAAGGTCGTGGAGGTACTGATTTCCAACCTGTTATTAATCACTTTAATAAACACGGGCGGTATACTGCTCTTATATATTTAACAGATGGTGAATGCTCTGCTCCAGTAGATTGCCCCAAGAATGCTTTATGGGTTCTTAGCAGCAAATCAAGAATGGTAGATTATTTACCCGGTAAAACAATTCAATTAAATTAATTATGGCACAAGTAAATTTAAACATTGACGACCTTAAAGGTTTCGTAAATCACATTATTAACAACAACAGATTCTTACAAGCACAAAGTAAACCACCAGTTGCCATTGAAGTAATGGGTGAATCTGGTATTGGTAAAACGTCTACTGTAGTAGAACTTGCAAAAGAACATAATTTAAATTTTGTAAAGTTAAACTTAGCACAGATTGAGGAATTAGGGGATTTGGTAGGATTCCCTGTACGTCAGTTTCAGATGTATAAGGAACAAGCAATTTCTTCTAATTCTCAAAATACAATCAATTATACAGCAGCACAAAGAGCTGCCGCATCTGCAGATGTATCTAACATCACTGGAAATCAAGTTAAAAAAGTCGGTGCATGGGTAGATGAACTTGCTGTTAGTGAATATCTTAAAAACGGATATAAAATGACAGGTAAGAACAGAATGTCTTATTGTGCACCAGAATGGATTGCTGATAAAAAAGATGGTGGTATACTATTGTTAGATGACTGGAACCGTGCTGACGTTAGGTTTATTCAAGCTGTGATGGAATTAATTGACCGCCAAACCTACATCTCATGGTCTCTTCCAAAAGACTGGCACATTATCTTGACATCAAATCCAGATAATGGTGACTACATGGTTAATTCAATAGATGCTGCGCAAAAGACACGTTATATTACTGCAAACTTGAAGTTTGACATTGATGTATGGGCGCGTTGGGCAGAAGAAGCAGGAATTGACTCACGTTGTATCAACTTTTTGTTATTGCATCCTGAATTGGTTACAACTGAAACTAATGCAAGATCAATTACAACTTTCTTTAATGCTATTTCCAGCTTTGAATCTTTTGAAGATAACTTAAGTATGATTCAAATGATTGGTGAAGGTTCTGTTGGTGATGCATTTGCAAGCATGTTTACTGTATTTATTAATAACAAACTTGACAAACTGGTTACTCCTAAAGATCTTTTGACACATGATAATGAGTCATACATTTTAGGTGAACTTAAGTCTTGTATTGGTAGTGGTGATAACTACAGAGCTGATATTGCATGCACTTTAGCAACTCGTTTAGCAAACTATGCTGTTGTATATTCTAAGGATAATACAATTAACCAAAAGATTACAGATCGTTTGATTGCTTTATCTACAAAAGATTATTTTACCAATGACTTAAAGTATTTAGTTGTACGTACAATCTTTAATGGTAATAAGCAAAAGTTTAACAAAATGATGATGAATCCTGAAATCATTAAAATGACAATGAAATAATATGACAAGTAAATCAGTTTATCAAAAATTTAATGATGATGCTTTAAAGTATTTTGGTTTAGAAAGTGCCCCTGTATATGGGGTACTTTCTAAGACAGATACTGTTGAGCAAGTAATATGTACAAGTAATTCTGGTATTTATGAAAATATAAAAGAAACTCTTTTAAGGGAAACTTTCAATCAAAATTGGAAAAATTATAAAAGAGCTTTTATTCTACCTAAATGTCCAGTTTCTATAGAAAGAATTAAAGCAAATCTTAAACGAAACGGTATTGTTGTAGTAAATGATTATGAAAAAGCAGATTTTATAATAACACACGATTGTTTTCATAAAAAATTAATGTCTGGTGATTATGTTCAATCTACATTGCTTTTATCAAAACTTGTCTATTATAATTATATAACACCTGATGAACATTGTTCGCAGGTTTTAAGAGATAGTAATCTGAATATTATTGCACATGATTCAACAATGAAGAATGTTAGAAGAAGCCTTGTTTCTTTAGGCTCTTTAGATGATGAATACATGATTACAGGAATGTCTTTAAACATAGCACATGCTTTAGAAACAAATTCTTTAAAAGATGTGGTTAATGTTAATACTATTATGTCTTCTTCTAATATGACACAAGACATAACAGAAGAACTTATAGACTCCATATATAACATGGTTCAAAGTTATAATGATGATGATATTAAAATTGTAAGTAAAATTTTACCTACAATAAATTTAGAAAAAAATCACCATTTACTTTGGGTTTTATTTAATAAAATAGAATATTATATGTATAAATTTAAAAGGAATAAAGACGTTCAATTTTGGATATCTAATCAAAAATATCCATATACTCAGATTAATTCTGAAAATATGATATTTACACTTGAAAAAGATAATCTTTTAGATAAAGAAAGTTTTAAATTCCTAGAGCCTATTTGTAGAAAAGATATTCTTATCTATAATAGAAATCTATATACTTTTAATGTATCTATTATACCAGAATTTCAAAAATATCTAAAATGAAATATTTTAACGCGAAAATTTTTACAGATAATGGGTTATTATGTGTAAAAGAATTGTATAAAAATGAAGTTAATATTCTAAGCAAAGAAGATTTACTGAAAAATAATATAAATATTAAAAAAAATAATATAGAAATAAATACGATTAAAATTAAAGCATCCGATTTAAAAAATAAAGTTATTTATAGATATCCTAATATTACATTACCGACAAACAAGCTATCTCTTCTTAAACAAAAGTATAATTTATCAGTAACAAGATCTGAAAGTAAAGCTGATTATAAAATCGTATCTAAGGAATTTTTAAATAGTCTTGCAACTATAGAATATAGACGACTAATATATTTATCAAGTTTTGAAAAATACATTGAAATGACCAAAAGTAAATGGTCACCATCTATATTTAAGATTATTCAAGATTTTAAAAAAACAGAATTAGATTTAGATGAAGATTGTCTTATATGTCTCAATAGAGGTTTAAGTATGTATAGTCTTGGGACTTTAGGAGATTTACCTTTTGCAGATGATTATTTTTACACGGTAAGTGATGAATCTTTTATTTTCAATATTAGTAAATCAGACAACTTGATTCTTGACTTAGATATGTGTTCTATGACCACTGAAGACAGTTATATTATAGATGAATCAAATTATGATAACATAAATAAAATGATTGAGAGTAATTCTGTTGATGATATTACTCTCGCTCTGGAAACAATTGCTAATTGTAATATTGAAAAATCATTTGATAAAATAGCTTTAATGTTTTGTTTTTATACGCATCAATTCAAAAATCAAGCGACAAATTGGAATAGTGTTAATGTCAGAAGTTTAAGAAAAAGATTTTCAAACTATATGCATTTCCAAAATAATATTTCTTTGCATGTTCCTTATAGGTATAATAAATTAATTGAAACGCTTATTAAAGATGAAGCTTTAACACCTTTTGCATTTAAGGTAATATCTTTGAAAATGTTTAACTTTTTTAATAAAAGTTTAGGTTTTGAAAGTAGCGTTTTTGATTTTAGTTTAGATGATATTAAGCTAAAACCTCAGTATAAAAAACACTTGGTTTTAAATGATCATGGTCAAGAAGTAATTAAAAATGAAATTACAAAACAGCTTGAGTTAACTTATTAAGGAGTTGCCATAATTAACAGGGGGTCTTTAATTAACAAATTAGGACCCCCACTCCTTATCAATGTGCATTGAAAAATACAATAAGGTGCTTTTTTTTGCACGTTTAATGACACATTATTAAAGAAACTGCTTTATAATACAGAATTAAATGACAGATAAAGAACAAGAGTTTTACTCTAAAGATTTCAAGTTTAGTTATTCATCACTAAACAAATTATTATTTTCACCATCTTTATTTTACAAAGATTATATTCTTGGAGAAAGAGATGAAAGATTAGAAAAGCACTTAGTTGAGGGTAAGCTTATTCACTGTTTAGTTTTTGAACCAGAAAAACTAAAAGAAAAGTTTAAGGTTACACCAAGTAAAACGCCTACAGATAATGTTAGAAAAATCCTTCATAAACTAGCAGAAAAAAGTTTAATGATGGGAAAACCCGACATAAATCTGATGTCTGAAAAATTACAGACAACAATACTAGATATTCTAAAAGAAGAAAATTTATATCAAAGTCTTAAAGAAGATTCTGCAAGACTTATTAAAATTCAATGTGCGGATAATTTAGAGTATTGGAAATTTATCAATAACCCAAAGGTGGATGTGATAGATTCTGAAACATTAGCTAAGTGTAAAGAACAAGCTAACATTATCATGAGTAATGAAAAAGTTAAGCTTCTTTTTGCAAAGAAAAAAACTGATTTTGCTTTGGATCCTATTCAAACATTTTCAGAGCAATATTTAGAATGCAAGCTTGAAAATTTTCCATTTGGTTTAAAGGGTTATATTGATTTTTATGAAATAGATGATGATGCAAAATTAGTAACAATATGCGATCTTAAAACCAGCAGCAAATGGTTAGCAGACTTTCCAGAAACTATAAAGTTTTATAACTATTGGCTGCAGTGTGCAATTTACTGTAAGCTAGTCTTTGAAAATTTACCTGAAGAAAAACAAGACTACAGAATATTGTTTAAATTTGTAGTCATTGACAGGTATGATCAAGTATATGTATTTGATGTATCAAGAGCAACTCTTATTGATTGGACTGAAGATCTTAAAAGAGTACTTGACAAAGCATCATTTCATTATCAAAATAACGAATACTCTTTGCCATATGAGTTTGTTGTTGGAAAAGTAGTACTATAAAATGAATATAGTATACACAGAATATTTTCAAAAAAGTAAATTGTTTTTATATCCTTTATTAGGATTAAAAAAAGGTTTAGAATATGTCCCGGCAGATACTTATATCTGCTGGGATAATCTTTACACAACTGAAGATTATAAACTAATATGTGTATACAACAACAAGAAAACAGTAGATTTTAAAAACTTTGAATTAAAATATTTAAAGAATCACAGTCTTTTAGATTTATATCATAGTTTAGAAGACAAGCAAATTTATATATTTGACATGAGACCATACAAATATGATCATATGATGTTTGTATCTGGTAAATATTCGAAGCTTTCAATTGGAGCAAAGAATAAGATTACTCAGTATTTTGACAATAATGGTAAAGTGTCAGAATACATTGAAAGTTTTTTAAACCCTTCTGATTATCATGATTTGTATGCAGAAAGCTTAAAGGTAAACCTTAAGATAATTAAAGAGGTTTACGAAGTATGTAGTATACCTGATTTGATTAAAGAAACTTTGTACGAGAAAATTCCTGAAGAAATACAACTATTAAAACAGAAACCTTTACCTTTGAAAAAAAACTATTAAGATGTCTAATAAAAACATAAACCCAAACATGATGCTGATCACCTCAGCATTCAGAGGAATGAAGTCCTTTAGTATGATTCCAGTAACTCAAGATTGCCCTTATGTAGAGGCAATGTTTGATCCTTCTTCTGGTATCCTTGCTGTAATAAGCAAGGTTAAAAAACAAGCTATGCATATGGTACCCAGGCTTGATGATACTGGTCAACCTATAAAGCTAAAAGTTCCAAATAAGGAAACAGGTAAAACCGTAAAAGAACAAAGAGTTCAAATTGAAACTTTTTCTGAAATTTATATCACAGAAAAGGATGAGATTGTAAATTTTATTTATATGTTTGCCATTAATGCAGCTGACTTTGACATTCTTCCGTTTTTTGCTGATGTTAAAGAAACAAAAACATCTAGTATTATAATGCCTTAATTTTTATTTGTTTTTCATATTTGTTTAAAAGAAAAGGGTAGAAATACCCTTTTTTTTATCTCTTATGCAATTAATTACAACACATCCAATTAAAAAATCAGACTTAGGCTTTCATGCTAATCTATTTGGTGGTCAATTGCTTGCGTGGTTAGATGCTGCTGCTGCAGCCTACGCTATGGAAGTTTGTGATACACCAAGAATGGTAACAGTTATGATTGATAAGTGTATATTTAAAAAACCTGCCAAAGAAGGTCAGCTTATAAAAATTTATGCGGAGGTGGTACATATTGGTAATACCAGTATAACATTTTATATGGAAGCTAGGTCTCATAATGTTTATTCAGGAAATCAGGTTGTTATATTATCAACAAATGTCAGATTTGTTAGAATAGATGAAAACGGAGATCCTGTACCTATATCAGCTAATGTAAAACTAAAATATACAAAGTAATAATGAATCACTGGGTAATGGATTATGAAACCTTGCGTAATTGTTTTGTTGCAGTATTTGAACATTACAAAACATCAGAACAAAAAATTTTTATTATTCATGACCTGCAAAATGATTTTAAAGATTTCGTAAATTTTCTAAACCAAAACAAAAACAAAAAAGAATGGCACATATCATATAACGGTTTAGCATTTGATGGTCAAGTTACACATTACATTCTTAATAACTGTGTAATGTGGTCTAATTTTTCTGGTTGTGAAATTGCTGAAATCATTTACAAGTATGCAGGTCAATGTATTCAAAAAGGTAATAGTAAAGAGTTTCAAGATTATCCTCAATGGAAGATGTCTATAGGTCAAATAGACCTATTTAAAATGCATCACTGGGATAATCCAGCTAAAAGATCTAGTCTTAAATGGATACAGTATAGTATGGATTGGGACAATATCCTTGAAATGCCAATTCATCATGATACTTTAATTGAAACTAAGGAACAGTTAAATACCATAGTAGAGTATTGTATTAATGATGTTAAGTCCACTAAAGCAATATTTGAAAGATCTAAACCTCAAATTAAACTAAGAAAGAAACTTACAGAGACATACAACATTAATTTATATAGTGCATCAGAACCTAGAATAAGTAAAGAGTTGTTTGCTTATTATATGTCAAAAAAACTTAATATCTCAAAAAAAGATATTAAGGAAATGAGAACATATAGAAGTATAATTAAACTATCTAATATTATTTTACCATATATAAAGTTTGAATCTTTAGAATTTCAATCTCTCTTAGAAAGATTTAAGACTGTTGAACTTAATCCAGAAAACTTAAAAGGTAGTTTTAAATATTCTGTAACTTTCAAAGATGTTAAAACAGACTTTGGTTTAGGTGGTGTTCATGGTGCTAGGAAACCCGCTGTATATGAATCTAACGATGAATATGTTATCATAAGTTCAGATGTTACATCTTTTTATCCTAATCTTGTTATTAGAAACAAATGGTCTCCTGGGCATTTTCCAGCAAAAGAATTTTGCGATCAGTATGAATGGTTCTTTGAGGAAAGAAAAAAGATTCCTAAAAAGGATCCAATGAATTATGTTTATAAAATTATTCTAAACTCTACTTTTGGTTTGAGTAATGATAAAGATAGTTTCTTCTATGATCCTGAATTGTGTATGCGTATTACAGTTAATGGTCAACTAACTCTCATGATGTTATATGAAATGATTATGACTAGAATACCAGGAGCTATTGCTTTAATGCAAAATACAGATGGTATAGAAACAAGAATACCCAGAAGTTATGTAGAGCGGTATATGGAAATTTGTAAAGAATGGGAAAGTATAACCAGTCTTTCACTAGAGCACGATCAGTATCAAAAACTTATACTTGGTGATGTAAATAACTACATTGCCTTAAGCAATTTTAAGCAAGTTGATATTACAACATGGAGAGAAGTGAGAAAAGAAAATCCTCATTACATGTTCAAAGTTGATGGTGATAAATTTTTATATGCGGCAGCTAAACTAAAAGGTAGATTTGACTTTCATGAATTAGCATTACATAAGAACAAATCTAAACTAGTAATACCTAAAGCTATCTATAATTACTTTATTCATAATACTTTACCACAAGAATATTTAGAACAAAACAAAAACATTTTAGATTACTGTATTGGTGCTAAATCTAAAGGTGATTGGAGACAAGTAGCTAAATACTTAAAAGACGGTAAATACAAAGAAGAAATGCTTCAAAAAATAAATAGATATTATATATGCAAGTCTAATTCTGAATCTAGTGTTAAAATTGTTAAAGTAAATAGTGAAGATGGAAGACAAGCGCAATTAGAAGCTGGTAAATGGATGCAATTAGTTTTTAATAAAATAGAAATTAAACCAAAATGGGAAATGTATAATATTGATAAAGCTTATTATATTGAAGCTATTGAATCTGAAATTGACAACATAGTAAACAAACCAATAAATCAATTAACTTTATTTTAAATATGGATTATTTTGAATTAGAAGTAGCCGTAGAAAGTTGGGCTAAGGACAAGGGAATCTTGTCCAAAGCCACACCTATGGCACAGGCCCTTAAAACTTTAGAAGAGACTACAGAATTCTGTAGAGCTGTAAACACAAATGACCGTGAAGAAATCATTGACTCAATGGGAGATATCATGGTTACATTAATTATCCAGGCTAAGATGCAAAATCTTAAATTAGAAGAATGCCTTGAGTCTGCTTATAATGTCATTAGTAAAAGAACCGGTAAAATGGTCAATGGACAATTTGTAAAAGATGCCAAGTGATAAGCAACTAGTTTATAATTCTGTCACATGTCTGGAGTGTAATGAAACAATTGTTAGTTACCACAGACATGACTATAAAACGTGCTCTTGTCCTAATAATGCAATGGTGGATGGCGGTACAGATTATCTAAGATATGGTGCTAAAGATATGAGTAAAATCAAAATCTTTGCAGTATATGATGATGATCCGTATGAAACTGTCAGACAGTATGCTACACGTGGTTCAAGAGGTGTGGATGGAAAACAGCCACTTAAATGGATTCCTTTATCTGAAATGGAAGATGATCACTTAGAAGCTGTTTTAGATTATGATGGTGCCGAATGGCACATGAATCTTATTAGAAAAGAAATTAAATATAGGAATGAACTTAATAGGGATTAGTGGTAAAATAGGTTCAGGCAAAGATACTGTTGGTGCAATTATTAGAGATCTATATATAACAAATAATAATGATCTTTATGAAATTAAAAAGTTTGCAACTAAAACTAAGATAATTGCCAGTTTACTTACAGGAATCCCTGTAGAAAAGTTTGAAGATCAAGAATTTAAAAAAACAATTCTTGGACGCGAATGGAGCAAAGTCAATGAGTTTGATGCTTTCAGCAATGTCAGCTTTCTTAAAATGATGTCAGTAAGAGAGCTTTTGCAAAAAATTGGAACTGATGCTATGAGAAATAATGTTCATGAAGACACTTGGGTAAATGCTTTATTTGCAGATTATTCAAAAGATCAAAAGTGGATTATCACAGATGTAAGATTTCCAAATGAGTATAATGCTATTAAAAAAAGAAGTGGTATTATTATTAGAATAAATAGACCTGGTTATGGTACATCTATGAAAGAACTTGCAGAAGCTCATCCTAGTGAAACAGCTCTTGATGGTTTTGATTTTGATTACATTATTGAAAATGATGACAACTTGGAAAACCTTGTTAAAAACGTTAGAAAGATTATAATTCAATGAATAAAGAAAGCTTATTTAAATTTACTCAACAGCATATTCTTGAATATCCTGATAAAAAAGAAGAGATTAAAAGTATATATTATCTAGCTTTATCAGAAATAGAAGAAGGCGGTTCAGAATTTCATGAATGTAGTCTTGCTTATTCTGATATTAAAGAAATTATTTCTAGTGATTAAGCATCAAAAGACTAAGACTCTTAATACAAAGGATAATAACAATAGTGCTAACTGTATTGCTCCCAATTTAATCTATGGTTGTTTTGGTGGCTGTGTTAGCACTTATTGTTATATGTCTAGGTATAATGGAGATAGAGTCTTTGTAAACACAAATGTTGATGACATATTTCAGTCTGTTGTTGAATGGGAAAAAGGTTTTACTAAAGTACCAGATCAACAAGACCCTGTATATACTATGGTGGATATTGCTTGTAATACAGACTTAGTCTTAATGCAAAAACATTTACCTGAGCCCCTAATTGATTATCTTAAAAGATATGATGATCATCCAAGATTAAACTCTACAATGGCAACTAAATATCCAAGCTTACTAAAGCTGGATGTGAATCATTTTAACAAGAAGCCAAGAGTAAGAGTAAGCCTTATGCCTCAAGTATATTCCGATATACTGGAACCTAAAATGCAAAAGATTTCAGATAGAATACTGGATATCAATAGGTTAAAGATACTTGGTTGGGAAGTACATTGTAATTACAGTCCTTTAATTTTTTACCCCGGTTGGGAACAGCATTATGATGCACTTTTTAAAGAGGTATTAGAAAATGCAGGACAAAATAAATGTGAAGTAATAGCACTTACTAATCACAAAAATCAAATGCTAAGATCATCAGATCAAGCAAAAGAGCTCATGAAGTATAGTTCGGAAATTAAAAATCAACAAGGTATTATGAGATATCCTATTGAATTGAAAACCAAACTGTTAAGTAAATTCAAAAATATATATACAAAATATTTTGATGAAGACACAATCAGATACATATTTTAATTTGATTGTCTGAATATTATTTAGTATATTTACACCACTAAAGTTTAAAAAAAATATGGGATACAAAAAACCAAAAGAAGTTACCAGACAATATCTGGAGAACGCAAGTCTGCCAAATCATGCAGACTCTTACACAGTTATATCACACAAATTTGTGATAGATAACACAATTAGACTGCTTAACAATAGCGGTTTCAAAATAACAAATGAAGTATATAAAGCAAATCAAGGATGTAATGTTGCTCAAGGTATATATCACATTATACCGCAATCCTTTAATTCAAATGATGAGTCAGAATTAGGAATGATGTTTGCCTGGACTAACTCATATGATAAGTCAATTAGATTTCAATGTTCTATTGGAGCTTATGTGTTTGTTTGTAACAATGGTATGGTTTGTGGTGAAATGAATTTTGCTAGAAAGCATACCGGTAGTGCTGACTTTGATATTTTAAATCAAATCACTTATCAAATTAAAAATGCTCAAAACACATTTAAAAACATAATAAAAGACAGAGATAATATCAAGAAAGTTAGTATTTCTAAAAGGACACAAGCTGAGCTTTTAGGTAGACTTTACTATGAAAAAGAATTACTTGAGCCTACACAACTTACAGTAATAAAATCTGAAATGGAAAATTCTACATTTAACTATAATGTTGATGAAAACAATTTGTGGAGTTTTTATAACCATGTAACGCATGCATTAAAGAAAACACATCCCCGTTACTGGTTAGCAAATACAAAAGCGTTTCATGATTTTATTACAACTGAATTTTTAAGTAATACCAAGTTTAACAACAATGATAGTATCAAGCTAACAGACTTTGATATACCTGATAGTGTTAATGTTGAAGTTGATTTAGAATCTGATATATTTAAAATATAAAATGTGGTTATTTTTAAATATCATAATTGCAAGTCTAATTATTAGATTTTTGATAAAAGAAAAAAACAGGTTTAATTAAGATTATACAGTCAATAGAGAGTAAATGGGGTAGTTTTCCTGTTCTATCCCATTCTCTAAAATTCAAACGTTATGAGTAAAAAAAACAATCAAGAAATCATAATAGACATATATAAAAAGCTCTATGCTTTGTCTACACCACCTGCTGATTTTGATTTGTTAGTTAAGACGTCACCAAGAAATGAAAGTGGTCAGATTATGATTCCTTTCAATGATCATGAGATTGATGAAAATTTAGCAGAGGCTGTGATAAATCAAACTTTAGATAAAAGTAAAATTTCAAAAATAGAAAAACAAAAAATAAAATCTACAATTTACTTAGGTTGCTCACCTAAATTCAAAAGTAAAATTTACAAATAATAATTAAACCTGTCTTATTTCAAAATTAAATCTATTGATTACTATGTCTTGTGTATCTGTTTGATTTGCTACTTGTAATTTAATTGTTTCACCCGTTGCCATTGTGGTGATACTACTAAACCAAGTAATACTATCAGTATTTAATGATTCACCTTTCAAGATTAATGTTCCTAATGCACCAGCTGGAGCACCGGCAGTTGATCTTATTATCTGAAAAGTATAGTTTCTTTTGGTTCCATCTGTGGTATTTATAGTTGCTGTTACAGATGCGGTAATTACTACGTTTATAACATCCGAACCTGTATAAGTAATTGTTGCTGCACTATCATCAAGTGTAAATGGTGCATCTGATGGAGACTTTGAACTTACAGTTGCGGGAGAAGGATTTAAATCATAATAAGTAAAAGTTGAACCGATACTTATTGTAAAGTTAGAATAAAAACCTAGTAATGCTGTATACTTTTGTGTATTAAAACCTACCCAAGCACTGCCATCATAATAATTGAATTCATTTAAATTAGTATCAAAAACCATAAGGCTAGTTGCTGGTGTTGCTATACTAGTCTTTTCCGCAGTAGTCAATCTTGGAACTAAGAAACCTTTAGTATCTGAGTCTAACTGTAAAATAGCAGAACTATCTTTAGCGGTAGTGTTATTTTTTAATTGAACACTTTGATCATTATAAAAATAAGCCCACTCTGTTTCATTACCGTCCTCTAAAGTTAAAGCTGAAGAAGTGGTTGTATCTTCTCCTATAATGGTCAATGCGGCAGATCTTCCTAGTAAACTTAAAAGTGGTTTACCGCTAATAACTCTTTTTGGTTTTTTACCAGCAGTTAAATATAAACTATCAATAGAAAGAAAACCAGTACCATCATCTACCCTAGTGTATTTTAAAGGTGTGCTTGTTATAAGTTGTACATTTCTTACAAAGTCATCTATATTGGTACCGTTTCCTCCAAATTCCTTTCTAAAGCTACCTATACTTGATACATATTGAGTATCACCAGTAGCACTAAACTGCCAACCTGTTTTTGTACCATCAGAACTACCTAAATAAAGTAAGCTAAGACCATTTAAGTTAGAAGGAGTTGTGCTTCCCAAAGTCTGATAAAAAGCAGCATTTGCAACAGTTGCTGCTATAGAAACTTGAGCAACTCCAACAGGACTTTGAGTAACAGTTACACCAGAACCCGTAAAGTTAATAGCACTTGGGTTGCTAACTATACTACCTCCATTATTTTGTACTTCTATTCCACTAAAAATAGTAACATCAACACCACCACTTGGTAGTCCTAATGCTTGAACTCCAAGACCTTTAAAATTGATATAAGCAGGATCTGTTTTAGATAAAATTCCTTCATCTTGAACATCAAAAGTAAATCCTGGAATAGTTACTTCAGCAATACCGCTTGGAAAAGGATTCTCTTGTACTGAAACACCATCACCTACAAAATTAATAACACCTGGATTTGATAAAACAACCACTCCTTCATCTTCTACATTTAATGCATATGGTGTTCCTCCACTTGCAGACCATTGAACACCTGTTGGTGTTTTTGTTAAAACTTGACCTGGTGTACCTGGAGAACCTGCATTATCATAAAGATCGTAATCTAGTTGTAAGTCATCCTGAATTACTATAGTTTTTGTTATTGGATCTTGATATATTTTAGAATCTATAAAGTGTCCTTTAGGACAATCTGGATCAGCAGAGTCTACATAAACCGGTATATAGTTATAAGAACCTTGTAGAATATCAGACTTTATTGAACATACAAAATCAGATGCTTTTATAACATAGGGATCCATACTAGGATTGTAACCCACTGTAAGCAAAGTAGAATCACGTCTTCTACCAAGTTCAAAATAATCTTTACTAAGATCAATAGTATCTACAGATTTTTTTCTATTTAAAAGACCTAATACTTCTTGAATAAAGGTGCTCATATTGAATACGGTTATATACTAATATACAAATAAATAAGGGGATTAACTAATATTCATCCTGATTTCTAACCTTGAATAAACCTAAAGTAATACCCTCAAGTAATGAATTCTTTGACCACAAAAAAACCCAACCCAATAAAGATATAGGAATAATTGTAGACCAAGCTGCAAAATCTTTTTCATAAAATACATTCATAAAAACCATAGCAAGTGCTCCAATAAAAAAGAGTACACCTATGACAGTAGTAATAGTTTCTCTTAATCTTTGTTTTGCAATCATGATATCAAGGTTTTAATAAAAGTAAAAACTGTTTTTCTAAATGTTATAAAAAGCATAAAAGTGGCTATAATTACCCAAATCAAAAAAGGTATTTTCCACCAGTAATCTTTATATACCGGTATATGTTTTTCAATAGTTTTGTATCTATACTTTATCTCTGTATTTCCTTTTACATATACTTTGATAGTATCCGTTTTAGCAATAACTTTAAACTTGTTATTTTTCAGTTTAGTTTGTAGATTTACAAGACTGCCCTGTAAAGATTCAATCTCAGCTATTCTCACGTTACCAAAACTATCACACTCAAGTAAAGCTTCCATTGTGGAACTATCCGGTTTTACAGAAACAACAGTATCTTTTATGTAGATGCTATCTTTAACATACTCTATGGTAGTAACTGCACACTCTTTACAAATTTTTCGTCTTTGTTTTTTTGTAACAAAACAAGAACTAAGCAAAAATGCAAAGCTGATAATTAATAAGTTTTTCATATTCTTAAGTTAAAATTGGATCTACTACTGTAAAAGTTGCTGTCGGATTGTCATTCTCTAGATCTGCAATTGTTAGTGTATGCAGTGTATCTAATGGATCTTGACCTAATGTATCAAAACTGTAATTAGGTAAAATCATTTTAGCAATCGGGTTCTTTATTGTTTGATCAATATAAATAATAGCCTCTGCTTGCGCTATACCTGGACCATTAAGATATAGATTTAAGAACAAGTATACATTTTCATAAGTTGCTCTATTGTGCTTTAATTGTGTTGCGTGAATCATTGTTTTATATTTTAGTTAAGTTAAGTTCATTTAAAACCCAATCGGTTATATGTGAATCATCAGTACCCCATGTGTCATACACTTCTTGAGGTAGGTTTAAATTACCGTCTAAGATTGTGATACCTGGTTTTTTAACCTCTACATCATCTTCTATAACTGTATCTTCTACATGGATGGACCAATATAATGATAATCCATTAGTTGGCGTAATATCAAAAGTTAAAGCTCTTACACCTAAATACTTACCGGTTCCTTTGGTAGGTACTATTACATCTTGTATTTTAATCATTTTTAATTAGTTTAAGTTTTACTGAGTAGGTCTATTTTCTACTGTTAAATTATATGTAGTAATAATATACTGAAAATCTTGCTCAATTACATTAACATACACATAATAATCTGTATCATCTTTATTGACTATTGTGTTTTGATTGATGGATAGATATGCAAACATAGGCACACAAATTGGTGTTTCAAATAGCATTGACTTAGGTGCTGTTATCCTTATTGCCCATTGCATATGCTTCCAATCATCAACTTGCCTTGTTGTGTCGCATAATACTGTCATGATAATAATCCTCTATCCACTAATTCTTCATATGTCGCCACATCTTGGCTTTCCTGTGTAATCGCCAATAAACTACATTGACCGACATACAATGTAATTTCGGCAAATGCCTTTTCGTTTTCTGTAAGTCCTATAAAAACATCAAAAACATCTGACAATGGCTTTGTTAGATACTTGGTAAATTCAAATTCATCATTGAATTTTATCGCATACAAACCGCCATTTAATGCCTGTATTGGCAAATAATTCTCATCTCCCGAACTGCTTGCAGTACCAATAGAAGAAAGCATTACATTCACATTTCGTGCTGCACTCAAAGAGTCAAAATATGGTGGCACGTTAAATATTAGGTATAAATCCATATCAGTTAAGGTCTTGCTCCGTATTCATACAGGGTAAAATTGTTATACTTAAAATTACTAATTGTGCTGCCATTTGAAACCCACGCAAATATTAAACCGTGCTTTGTGGCTGATTGCAGGTCTGTTTCAGTAACTGACATAATTAAAGAGCCGTTAAAATAGGCTTCTATTGCGCTACCATTTGCTGTTATTCGGTATGTTCCAATCATTGTAGTAATACCTGTTGCTGATGCAATTGATGTGTACACGCCTGCAATCCTTTTTTGAATAAGTGCAAACCAAGAACCACTTGAGCTCTTGCCTATTACAAGCCTTATCCAATTATTGCCATCAACATACCTAAAAAGAATTCCAATGTTTCTGCTGTTTGCACCATCTTGTGCGGTTACGCTAAATTCAATATCTACATCGGACTTTAGAGTTTCTGCATGAAAAAGTTCAATACCTCGTGTTGCTGTCAAATATTTTAATGAGCCTTGATTTCCACTATAAATCCAATTAGCTGACTTAATAGAGTCAATATACGTTTCTGTCCACGCATTCCCTGCTAATGAACCTCTCCCAATATTAGTTATTTGATTGTTGGTCGGTCCAATAAATAGCTCCTGTATTAATAGTGTTTCAGGTATTGAGTAAACAATCATACCATATCCCCATGTTCCACCTGTGTTTGTGGTCTTTATCCAAGTCACTCCATAGTCTGAAGACACATACGCTACGTTTGTCTGCAATTGACCAAGGAAAATAAACTGACCTGTTGGGTCGCAAAAATCACCTTGATAAACTTGAAAACGACCTGTGTATCCCGCATCGGGTATTAACTGAGTCCAAGTAGCACCATTGTCGGTTGATTTGTAGAATCTACCTGTATTAGCTGCTCCATTGTCAAGCATGACATATAGCACCGAACCATCATCAGAACCTCTTAAATATGAATAGGTAAAGGTATATCCCGAATCTACTGTTACGGCTGTCCAAGAGCTTCCTGAGTTATCTGAATAGTATAGGTCTGTTGTTGATACCACAGGACAAACCCAAATGCGATATTCCAATGCTGTTGTAGAATCAGGCCTTGTCCATACATTAAAGCATGCCACAGGCAAAGTGAATGTTGTGATTGGAACGGTGCTAAACCCAACAATATTTGCTTGGGTTGCATAAATCAATTGACTGCCTGATGTGCAAAATAACACAAAACTGCCATCACTATTCGTCCAAGGAAGGTTACTAAAACCCGAAAACGAACCCCATGTTCTTATAACCCAATTTACCCCTCCATTATTTGAATAGTAAAAGTTTCTTGAATTATGCCTTCGCATTACAATTCCAAAAGAACCATTCCTTGAAACTGTGCTTCCAAACCAATATGCACCTGTGGCAAAATATGACCATGTAGCACCACCGTCCAAACTAAATAAACCTAACGGACTCCCCGATGAAGCTGAATTAAAAGAGCCAACCAAAAATAAGCCATCTAATGAAGAAGATAGCTGCATGATTCCGACTCCATTGTGAAAATAGCTTAAATTATTAATGTTTGTGTATGTGTTTGCATCGTAATCATATAGCCAAACACCTTCAGAATATGATGCCGACTCTACAACATACCCATAAGCTAAATAATTAATGCTTGGTGCTGCCGCCTGAACTTGTTGCAATATGCCATGTAAAGCTATTATCATGCTGTTAAATCTCCCATTAATACCCACTCATCGGTTGCTCTTTGTATAAGGGTTGCGCCCCCATATTGTGCTGCAATTTTAAGGTTGCCCGATTTGCTGCGTATGGTAACCCCCGCTCCTGCTGCAAATGTCGTTTGACCCGCACCATATTGCTCAACTACTATTTGTGTTCCAATAGGAAATGCGACACTACTATTTGGTGGGATTGTTAATGTGTTTGCTGAAGCATTGTTCATCTCTACAAGACCACCCGAATCAGATAAAGCCAATGTGTATGAAGTTCCCGTCTGTGTGTTGATGTCAATCAACCCATCATCATATAGATTATTTGATGTTCCCGCTGAATCTTTGTAAACTAATTTACCTGCATCTGTGCTATAATAGATAGAGTTGTTTTGTGCAGAAGCATCAGCAAGTGAAGCTGGAGTGATTGCCTTATTAAAAATAAACCCGCCTGATTGATTGCTACTTTCAAAGGTTGTCGATGTAGCATTTGCAAGCACTCTGAAACGCCTACTGCTTAGGCATTGTAATTCAAATGCAACCGTACCACTACCCCTTGCATTTCCATTGAATACAGTACTGCCCGAT